GTCTTTGCCCTATGAATTTGCATGGATAGCTTTGGAGTGGAGATTTTTGGGAGAATGAAAACAAGCGATAAGCCCGGGGCAACCCGGGCGGGAAGGAGATAACGATGGAAGAAACCAAATTGAAGCCATGCCCGTTTTGTGGGGGAACAAAGATTTTTGTTGGAAGTGTTGCGGAAATTGAGCTTATGGACAAATACGATGAAAACTACGACTTATATAACAGCCAGTTTCAGGTTGTTTGTGACTCCATTGCTGGAGGATGCGGGGCTTCAAGTGGCTGCTGTAAGAACAAAGCCGCGGCAATTGAGGCTTGGAACCGGAGGGCTGACAATGGCTAAATCGGTACTTATCAGCATCCGCCCGGAGTGGGTGGAGAAAATCCTGAGCGGGGAAAAGACGCTGGAAGTCAGAAAGACCCGTCCGAAACTGGAAGCGCCTTTCAAGGTTTACATTTATTGCACTGCCGGAAACCTGAGTTACAAAGTTAAAGTTAATGGCGGGATGGTATGCAATGTGAGCGGTGGGAAAATAGTTGTCGGTGAGTTCGCATGTGACAACATAGCAACGTACAACTACGATTACTGCCCGCACCCGGAAATCGGAATGGATTACGACTGCGGTGATAGTTGGTGGGAGATTGACGACGAGGATTTGAAATCTGCATGTCTAACAGAGAAAGAATTTCGGTATTATGCGTTCGGAAGGGAGGCAATGTACGGCTGGCATATCTCCGACCTGAAAATATACGATACGCCGAAGGAACTGCCCCAGTTCCGGAAATGTTGCGGTACTCAGGATTGCGATAAATGCCAGCTTTGGGAAAATACCGGTGAATACGCTGGTTGCCTGACAAGCGAAGAACGCCGTTTGAATCGTGCGCCCCAGAGTTGGTGCTATGTGGAGGAATTGAAATGAGTGATTACATCAGCCGTGAGGCGGCAATAAAGGCAGCGGAACACGCATACGGCGAATGGAATCTTGCTATGGCTGCTGCTGATGGTGCAAGGCAAATCAACTTGGTGTATAAGAGGCAGGAGCTGTTAAAGGCAGTTGCATCTGTTTTCGATATTGTCCCCGCCGCCGATGTGGAGCCGGTGCGGCATGGGGAATGGTTGCGAACCGACGATGATTGGAGCAGCCTTGTAACAATCCAATGCTCTGCCTGCGGCGGAGAATGGTGCTTTGAGGTTGACGAGGATGTGCAGCTGCTGGGGTACAACTACTGCCCGGGGTGTGGATGCAAAATGGATTTGGAGGACGAAACAAATGACGATTGACCGAGCAATTGAAATCCTTGACCCGGAACACCGGGAGCATTACGAAAGTATAGACCCCGTGAATGAGGCTTGTCGGATGGGAATGGAGGCGTTGGAGCGGACTAGGTGGATTTCGTGCAGTGAGAGGCCGCCGGAAGAACTTGAACCTGTAAATGTGGTGTGGGTAAATCACAACCCGATGCCGTACTACCGGTACATGAAGGACGTTCCGCAAAAAGCGACTGCTGTCTATTACAGGGGGGCTTGGTATTGGTGGTCGTGTGTTTGCGAAGATTTGCTTGTAGAGTGCGGCGCGAACGAAACGGATCAGGTGGATGACGATGTTGAAATCACCCACTGGCAGCCGCTTCCAGAATTGCCGAAGGAGGAAAACGATGAAACGATTGACGGTTGAACACTGGCAAAATCTTGATCCGTGGGAATGCTGCGGGCAGGATAACTATTGCATACGCCCCAGCAATAAGCCGGGTGGGTGTCGAAATGGCTGCATAGTGCCAAAACTCTATACTCGCCTTGCACAGTATGAGGATACAGGGCTTTCACCAATGGGAATGCACCTACTCCCATCGGCGCCGAAGGAAGGAGGCACAGAGAAATGAGCTATGATCTGAGAATCGCCGTCAAGGTGGACGGATGCGATAAGTTCGCACAAATCGCCGAGCCGGAATACAGCAGCCCCACGTATAATCTTGGCAAGATGTTCCGGGCTTGCACCGGGTGGGACTTCAAGCAGGGAGAATATTACAGGTGTTCCGACGTGATCGGGAATATCGAGAAAGGCGTTAAAGAGCTGCGGACAAACAAGGCGCAATACAAGCAGTACGAGCCGGAAAACGGCTGGGGAACGATTGCCAGCGCAGTGGTTGCGCTCGAAAACCTGCGGGACTGTATCTACGAGCAGGCAGAGGAAATTCCGTTGGAATGCCTGTATGTGGCATGGTAGGAGGTGAAAAAATGAGTGAAAAGCGGGAAACTCTCGAATATTTGAAACAAATTTCAAAACTTGACGCACGGATTGAAACCAAACAGGCAGAAGTGAAGCGGCTTTGGGATATTGCTACAAACGTTGCACCGGTAATGCAGGATGCCGTGGTTTCTCATTCCGCTGGAGACGGGAAAGTTGCAGATGCTGTCGCAAAGGTAGTGGATTTACGGCAGGAAATCAACGTTGATATCGACACGCTAGTTGATACACGGAGGGAGATCAACCAGTTGATCGAGAAACTTCCGAGTGAGAAGCAATACAAAATCCTGTATAAGCGATACTTTGAAAGAAAAACGTGGGAGCAGATTTCCGATGAAATGGGATTTTCCCGTCAATGGGTGCATAAGCTCCACAATCGTGCTTTGCGGAACGTTGGAAGTCTTTTGAACGAAAAAAATCAAACAGTTGCTAGAAGTTTACATTGAACATGTGGTATAAGTAGACTGAGAGATCAGAAAGAACATTCCCTTATAGCCCGCCCGGGTTTGCGCCTCCTTCCCGGGTGGGCTTTTTGTATGCATGAAAGAAAGGTGATGATTTGTGGCTAAGCTGACAGCGAAACAGCAGCGGTTTTGTGATGAATACTTGATTGATGCCAACGCAACGGCAGCCGCAATCAGAGCCGGGTATTCAGCAAAGACAGCGGCCGCTATTGGCGCTGAAAACTTGATAAAACCTAATATCAAAAAATACATTGCCAAACGAATGGCCGAAAAAGAGTCCCAACTGATTGCAGATCAGGATGAAGTCTTAAAATATTTAACCTCTGTTCTCCGCGGGGAATCCAAATCAGAAGAGATTGTCGTTGAGAATGTCGGAGACTATATGTCTGAGGCTAGGACGATGAAAAAGGCTCCATCCGAAAAAGACCGGCTGAAGGCCGCTGAACTGCTAGGCAAAAGGTACAACCTATTCAGTGACAAAATGAAGGTCGATGTTGCTTTACCCGTCATTATTTCGGGGGCTGATGAACTTGAGGACTGAGCAGCCCAAAATCAAAGTTCACCTTCCCGACGTTGTCGGCAAAGGCTATGGCACGTTTTGGCGGTTCAAAGGCCGTTACAGGGTGGTCAAAGGAAGCCGCGCTTCCAAGAAATCAAAGACAACGGCGCTTTGGTTCATCGTAAACATGATGGCTTATCCTGACGCAAACACGCTGGTTGTCAGAAAGACTTTCCGAACACTGAAGGACAGCTGCTTCACGGAACTGAAATGGGCTGTTCACCGGCTGAAGGTTGATGCATGGTGGGAGTTCAAAGAAAGCCCGTTAGAAGCCACATACACGCCTACAGGCCAAAAGATATATTTCCGTGGGTTAGACGATCCTTTGAAGGTTACGTCAATCACGGTTGACGTCGGCGTGCTTTGCTGGGCGTGGCTTGAAGAAGCGTATGAGGTCATGAAAGAAGATGACTTCAACGTGCTTGATGAATCTATCCGCGGCGAAGTTCCAGAGGGGCTGTTTAAACAATGGACAATCACTTTTAACCCGTGGAACGAACATCATTTTTTGAAAAAGCGGTTCTTCGACGCGCCGCCTGATTCTGACATTCTTGCAATGACTACAAACTACAAATGCAATGAATGGCTGGACGCTGCTGATATCAAAGTATTCGAGGACATGAAGAAACGCAATCCCCGCCGCTATGCGGTTGCGGGGCTGGGCGGCTGGGGCATAGTGGACGGCCTTGTCTATGAGAACTGGAAAGAAGAAGCCTTCGACATAGACAAGGTGCGGCAGCAGCCGGGTATTGTTTCTGCATTCGGCCTTGACTTTGGATATACCAACGACCCCTCAACGCTTTTCTGCGGTCTTCTTGACCAGAAGGAAAAGCGTTTGTTCGTGTTTGACGAGATGTACGAAAAGGGGCTTTCCAACAAGCGGATCGCGGAAAAGGTGCAGAGCATGGGCTACGGGAAAGAGAGAATCACCGCTGATTCCGCCGAACCGAAGTCCATTGACGAGCTGAAAACCTTGGGCCTACGCGTCAAGGGAGCCGCAAAAGGAAAGGACAGCATCACAAACGGTATTCAGTGGATTCAGGATCTGGAAATTATCATTCACCCACGGTGCGTGAATTTCCTCACAGAGATCAGCAATTACACTTGGGATACGGATAAATTCGGGAACAGGTTGAATGTGCCGATAGACGATTTTAACCACCTGATGGACGCCATGCGCTATGCTCTGGAGAAATACATAACGGGCAGCAAGTGGCTGATTTGATCGAAGGAAGTGCCGCAAATGACAGTAAAAGAAATTGTTTACGGGAGTGGTGGAGGGCTGCTGATCCTGCTGACCTTGCTCCAGATCGCCCCTATCAAAATCAACCCATGGTCTGCCGTTCTGGAATGGCTGTGGAAGCCAGTGCTTTCCAAAATGGAGACGCTTGAGCGGGATATGAAGACGGTCAAGAGAGAGGTTGACACCATCCGGGACGAAAACCGGGAAATCCATGCCAAGGATTGCCGGGTCAGAATTCTTCGGTTTGCCGATGAAATCTATCTTGGGCAGTCCCACAGCCATGAGCATTTCAAGCAAATTTTGGGTGATATCACCCATTACGAAAAATACTGTGACGCGCATCCGGAATTTGAGAACCAGATTGCGGTTGCGGCGATTGCACAAATCAAGGAGACATACGGCGAAAGGCTGAAAAAAGCATGACTTTCTGGCGTGAAATGGTGGTGATTAAATGCTGTCCGTAGGCGAAATCAAAAAGTTCATCGAAAATGACGCTTCCAGTAGGGCAAAACAGTTTGCGAAAACCGGAGTGCGCTACTATGAGGGAGACCACGATATCAAGGACTATCGGATATTCTTCATTGATGCCGAGGGGAAGATTCAGGAAGATAAGACGAAAAGCAATATCAAAATTTCCCACCCGTTTTTCAAACTGCTGGTGGATCAGCAGACGCAGTACATGCTTTCCGGCCACGGTGGGTTCGTGAAGTCTGACATTCCGGAGCTTCAAACAGAGCTTGACGCATATTTCAACGAAAATGAGAGCTTTGTCGCCGAGCTGAACGGCCTTATTTCCGGTACTGTGGTAAAGGGCTGGGAATACATGTATGCCTACAAGAGTGAGAACGACAGAACAGCCTTTCAGGTAGCTGACAGTACCGGCGTTGTGGAAGTCCGCGAGAAGGAAACGGACGATGGGTGCGCCTACGTGATTTACTGGTTTGTTGACCGAATTGACAAGGACAACAAGAAGATCAAGCGCATTCAGGTCTGGGACAAACAGCAGACATGGTTCTTCTGTCATGAGGCTGACGGCAATATCGTCCGGGATGATTCGATTCCCAACAACCCGCGGCCGCATATCCTGTACCAAAAGGACGGCGAAGACCGCCTTTTCTATGACGACTACGGCATGATCCCATTTTTCCGGCTGGACAACGGGAAAAAGCGATTCAGCGGCCTGAAAACCATTAAGGCGCTGATCGACGATTATGACCTGATGAACGCCGGACTATCGAACAACATCCAGGACACCAACGAGGCTTTGTACGTGGTAAAAGGCTTTGATGGTGACAATTTGGATGAACTGCACTTCAACGTCAGAGCGAAAAAGCTTATTGGTGTGGGCGAGAGCGGTGATGTGGATATCAAGACCATCGATATTCCCGTGGAAGCCCGGAAAACGAAAATGGAAGTGGACGAAAAGAACATCTTCCGCTTCGGTCAGGGCGTGAACACGGAAGCGCTGAAGGATACCAGCGCAACAACGTCCATTGCCATCAAGTCCGCCTACGCAAATCTGGATTTGAAGTGTGACGGCTTGCAGCCGTTCCTTCTCCAGTTCATGCGGAAGCTGCTGAAGCTGGTGCTGAAGGAAATCAACGACAGAAACGGTACTGACTACGAGCAGAAGGACGTGTATTTCAACTTTGAGCGTGAGATCATCACAAACGCTCAGGAAAACGCCCAGATCGACCTTGTGAAAGCGCAGGAGCAGCAGGCGAGGGTCACCACGGTTCTGAATACAGCTTCCCTGCTGGGGCAGGAGCTGACGGCGCAGCTGGTTTGCGAGGCTTTGGATCTGGACTATGACGATCTGAAGGACAAGCTGCCAAAGGCCGAGGATGACCCCACAGCGGCGGCTCAGGTGGCTCTGGACGGCATTCATCCGGAAGGTGATACGACGTGAACCGGTGGGAAAAAGAAGTCTTGCAGTCCCTTCTGGCGTCCGAGGCGGATGCGCTGAAGGAGCTGGAAGCCCAGTACAAACAGGCGCTTTCCGATATCAACAGGAAAGTCCGCGACTTTCAAGCCGAAATAGACCTGCTGGATGACGTACTGAATCAGGATGACGTAAGCAATGCTGTAAGGACGCGCCTGCAATCGCAAAGAAGGTCTAAGATCTATCAGAAGCAGTATCAGGAAGCTTTACAGGGCCAGATCAGCGGCATTCTGGATAAGATGCAGGGCGACAATTACAGCACCATTGAAGGTTACCTGAAACGCTCTTATGAATCCGGCTACATTGGCGCCATGTACGACATCGCGAAACAGGGCGTCCCCGTCATTGCTCCCATAGATCAGGCAGCGGCAGTTCGAGCCATTCTGGTGGATTCCAAGGTAAGCAAGGGATTGTATAAGCGTCTGGGTGTGGAGATATCCGGGCTGAAAAAGACCATCACGCAGGAGATCAGCCGGGGCATTGCTACGGGGCTGGGGTACAACGATATTGCCCGGAATCTTGCCAATGCATCAAAGGCCCCGTTGAACCGAACGCGAATAATCACCCGGACTGAGGGGCACAGGATACAGCAGACCTCCACTGCCGATGCGCAGCAGGCAGCAAAGGACAACGGCGCGGATGTGGTAAAGCAGTGGGACGCCACCTTAGACGGGAACACCAGAGATTCCCACAGGCGAGTCGATGGCGAGATCCGGGAGCTTGACGAGAAGTTTTCCAATGGCCTGATGCGCCCCGGCGACCCTGACGGCGGCGCTTCCGAGGTTATTAACTGTCGCTGCGCATGTTTGACCCGTGCCAGATGGGCGCTGGGCGAAAGCGAGCTGAAAACCCTCCAAGACCGGGCAAAGTTCTTCGGGCTGGACAAGACGGAGAATTTCGAGGATTTCAAGAGCAAGTACTTGCAGGCGGCAAAGGAAGAATCCAAAAACAAATATGACAGTACGGCGGTGAATCCGTTTGTAAAGACTTCCGGGTATCGAAAGCTGTATAACAATCTGGATGAACCAGTAATTATTCAACGCACGGCCTGTGAAAAGGCAAGAGAGATGCTTTCCCATAGGTCAGGTACAAAGTTTGAGGATTTAGCGTTCATTGATACGGTGACAGGTAAAGCAATAATACGAGCTGACTACGATGTAGAAAATGAGGTCATTCCAAGCCTGAAAATGCGTAGAATGGTCATGGGTGCAGAACCTGGCACTGTAGTTGCAATACATAATCACCCCGGCAGTAGTGTCCCAAGCATTATGGACTTAACCACGGCCTACGAGAAAAGATACAAATACGGTATAATTGCATGCCATAACGGTTATGTCATGCGGTATAGAGTTCTTGGGGATTTCAACGAAGTAATTGTTGACCAGCTTCTTGACAAAGCAAACAAGTATCTCTATAATGACAACGGGTCTGGAGACCGTCTAGAAGCAATACTTGACTTACTTAAGGCGGAGAATGTGGAATTGGAGGTGTTCAGAGAATGACATATTCCGAGATATGTAAGAAGCTGGGGTTCGACCCTGTCGTTGATGGGTATGATTATAAATACTCTGGGCACGAAGATGATTCCCAGATAAGTCCGTTTAGTATCTTGACGGATGAAGAATCCGATTTCCTTTTGGACTACATGATAGCTCACAGAAAGGAAATGAAGTCCGAGCCAAATAGGTAAAAGCACTGTGCAGTTTTGCATGGTGCTTTTTCTATGCCTATTTTCAGCAAGTTAATCCGTAAAGAAGCAACTGTTCGGGAATTCCGAACGGTTGCTTTTTATATTTCAACAACCGAAAGGAGAAAACAAAAATGATCGATTTGACACCCGTTGTGAATGCCCTGATTACCCTTCTGGGGCTGCTGCTGACCACATTTCTGATTCCGTGGATCAAGCTGAAGGTGAGTACCGAGAAGTTGGAACAGGTGAAGAAGTGGACGGCTGTCGGCGTGAAGGCCGCAGAGATGATCTACAAGGAATCCGGCATGGGCGAGGCAAAAAAGAATTATGTGCGCAAGTTTCTGGAATCCAAGGGCTACAAGCTGGATATTGATACCGTGGATGCATTGATTGAAGCAACTGTCCGGGAGATGCAGCAGGAAGCCTTTGAGACCACGGCCGCGCCCAGTCTTCCCGACGCGGAGGACGACGAAGCCGAAGAACTGATTTGACCGGGTCAAAAGGCACTCTGGAAACGGAGTGCCTTTTCCGCGCCCTGAACATGGCGCTTAAACCGTTCGCTAATTTGTCTTTGCGCCGGACGCTTAAACAGGCGCTTGCTTGTGGGTGGCACCACGATTAAAAACAGCAGCAATACAGGAAAGGAAATAAAACTATGGAATTTCTGAAAGAGATTTTGGGTGAATCCCTCTATGCACAGCTGGAACAGGCGCTGAACACCTACAACGGCAGCGAAGCCAACAAGGATAAGCAGGTGAAGCTTGCCAATCTTGCAAGCGGCGAATACGTCGGCAAGGGCAAATATGACGCCCTTCAGACCCTGCTTGACGGCAAGACGGCCGAGCTGGAAACGGCCAACGGCGTAATCACTGATCTGAAAAAAGGCACCAAGGGCAACGAGGAGCTTCAGAGCAAGATCACCAGCTACGAGACCACTGTCGGCCAGCTTCAGAAGGAGCTTGAGAAGACCAGAGTTGACAACGCTATCCAGCTGGCGCTTCGAGATGCCAAGGCGCTCGACCCGGATTATCTGGCCTATAAGCTCCACGAGAAGTATAAGCCCGAGGAACTGACGCTGGATGAAAACGGCAAGATCAAAGGCATGGAGGACAAGCTTTCCGGTCTGAAGACCCAGTTCCCGACCCAGTTTGAAGCCGCCGGACAGAAGAAGGTTATCGAACACAAGCTGCCCGACGGAGATCCTGGGGAGGGTGAACCCAAAAACCTTGAGGATGCTCTGAGACAGGCATATGAATCGAAAAATAACTAAGAAACGAGGTAATCAACTATGGCTATGACCCTTGCAGAAATGAAAGTCGGTATGTCCGACAAGGTTTCTCAGCAGATCGTGGATATCTTTCTGCGTGAATCCGAGATCCTTCAGCTGCTGCCTTTTGACAACTGTGTTTCCCCTCAGGGCGGCAGCACCCTGACCTATTCCTACATTCAGAAGAAGCTCCCCTCTGTGGCGGCTTTCCGTGCGCTGAATGTAGAGTACACCGCAAATCAGGCAACCGTGGAAAAGAAAACCGCTGACCTGAAAATCTTCGGCGGCAAGTTCCAGATCGACCGTGTGCTGAAGCAGGCGGAAGGCCCTTGGAACAACATGTCTTATCAGATTCGTGAAAAGGTGTTGGCCGCAATCAGCCTGTTCCACTACACGTTGGTGAATGGTGACGCTACCACCCATACCACCGAGTTTGACGGTCTGGACAAGATGCTGGCAGGCACTTCCACCGAATACAACACCGGCACTGGCTCTGCCATCGATGTCAGCACCATGACCAACCTGAAGACCAACGCCGACCAGCTGTATGAGCAGATTCAGCTGCTCATCAAGAACACCAAGGCTGACGCTCTGCTGATGAACAGCGCTATGATCGCCAAAATTCAGACCATGGCGCGGCTGCTTGGCTACAAGACGGAATCCGAGGAAGCTTTCGGCAGAAAGGTGACTTCCATGGATGGCGTCCGCTTCATGGATTTGGGCAAGCACTACACCGTTTCTGATACCACTGTCACCGGCAATGACTGCGCGAAGGCCGGTATCAGCCGCAACATCGGCGCTTCCAATGCCGCCATTACCGGCCTGACCGACATCTACGCTGTCAAGTTTGACGTGAACGACGGCTTCCACGCGGCTTCTCTGACCGGCAACAGCGCTATCCGGCAGTATCTGCCTGACTTCAACACGCCCGGTGCCGTGAAGGACGGCGAAGTCGAGATGGTGGCGGCTACCGTCCTGAAGAACACGGCACATGCCGGCGTTCTCAGAAACATCAAGATCGCGTAAGCAGAAAGGATGAAGACTATGGCAGCAAAGAAAAAGACCGTTACCGGCTATGAAATCAAGGTCAAGGGCAATACCACGTTCTGCGGCATTGGCGCGGGCGGCGTCCAGTTCGCTTATGGCAAGGCGCAGATCACGGACGGCCGTATGGTGGAGTGGTTCCGGGAACACGACGGCTATGAGGTGGTAGAGATCACCACAGAAGATCCTTCGGCGGAACTTTCGACTGAGTAAGGTGGTACCGCTATGATTATGACCGTTGCCGAATTGCGGCAGTTTGTGACAACGGACGGAATAGATCCGGCGCTGCTGGAAGCCCGGCTTCAGGCGCTTGAACTGCTGATCCGCGGATACACCAACAACAACTTTCAGAAGCGTCCGTTCCGGGCGGTTGCCGTTGCCGTAGCGGATGAGGGGACGCTGGTTTGCCCTACTATTACCCCCTTCAGAGAGGGCGACACACTGCAAATCAGCGATTCCGAATTGAATTCCGGCCTTGTAACGGTCAAAGCGGTTGATGGGCAAACCGTCGCCGTAAACGAGGAATTGTACGATGAATCCGGTGTGGTGGTCACGAAGGTCGTCTATCCGGCTGATGTAAAGCTGGGTGTAGCCCGTATGCTTCAGTGGCAGCTTGAGAATAGGGACAAAGCGGGCATTCAGTCTGAGACCATTTCCCGGCACTCCGTGACCTATTTCAACATGGAGGGGGACAATTCCAGTATGGGATTTCCCAAGTCTCTGCTGGGCTTCCTGAAGCCTTACATGAAGGCCCGTTTTGGACAGGGGTTGAGCGTATGAGCATCGGCGGCAATGTATATGCCTATATCCAGTGCAAGACCGTAGAAACCAATGATATTGCCGCGCAGGTGGAAGTCTGGGTGGACGTGCAGAAGGTGCGCGGGTGGCTTGACTTGATCGACGGTGACAGCAAGTACACCAATTTCAGCGCAAAGATGCAGGAGTCCACCCATGTCTTCATCGCCGATTATGTCGCTCTGAACGAGGTCATCACCGCAGAAAATTCCCGCGTGGTCATTGCCGGGAGGCGGTATGACGTGCTTCTGATTGATGATCCCATGGAGCTGCACAAGCAGCTTGAAATCTATCTGAAGTACACGGGAGGACAGTGAAATGGTCGTTGAATTCCACAACAACAGTCTTGCGGTCAAGGCGGCACTGGATACCAAGGCCGAGCAGTTCCTTGAGGAAGCCGCCTCTGAAATTGAATCCGCCGCCCGCAGGAATTCCCGCGTCGCGTCCGGCCAGCTGAAGGGCAGCTGGGCGCACATTGTGGATGGGAAAACGGCAACCATCGGAAGCCCCCTCCAGAATGCAATCTGGGAAGAATATGGAACCGGTGAATATGCGGCAGGCAAGGACGGCAGGAAAGGCGGCTGGGTGTATTACGACCCACTGTACGACAAATTCCGCTTTACCCGCGGCAAGAAGCCGAACAAGACGCTGCAGAAAGCTTTCAACAGCTGCAAAAAGGCTATTATCAACCGGGCAAAACAACTTTTCGGGGAGCTGGGCAAATGACAAACAATGTGCTTAAAGCCATGAAAGGCGCAATGCAGGAAATGGGGATGGAATATGCTTTTCGGCGATTCCGCAAAAGACCGGAATACCCCTATTGTGTTGGCGACTATCTGGAATCCGAATCCATGACGGAGGACGGCTTGCAGGAATGCACCTTCACCCTGACCGGGTTTGCCCGCGGTGCCGGATCTGAAACAGTTCTGGAAGCGGCGAAAAACAAAATCAGAAACTATTTCACACTGGAGGGACGGGCGTTTCCGTTTGACGATGGCTCTGTGGTAGCTATCGCTTATGGGGACGCCCAGCCCGTTCCCACAGAGGATGCGGAGTTAGACCGTATCCAAATCAATCTTACAGTTAAAGAATGGAGCGTGAGCTAATGGCAATTTTCGGCAAATCCGGCGTTACGAAAAAGACCCCGGAAAATATCGTTTTCGGTGCCGGAACGATTCACAAGGGGCTGAAGTATACCCCCGCAACCGAAGGTAAAAGCGGTGCTTGGAATTTCGCGGATTCCCTTGTAGGCGCGACCAATGGTGGTTCCAAGTTCACCATTACCCCGGAGGTCACTAACATCGAAGTTGACGGTATCGGCGTAAAATCCAAGGGCTTGGCGCAGAAGACCAGTGAAACGGCTACTATGGAGATCAACCTTGCTGAGCTGACCAAGGATATCATTCAGGCGGCAACTCTGGGACAGGAGGGCAATTCCGCCGACGCCAACTACGATGTGATTGAATCCAAGACGGATATCGAGGATGGCGACTACTGGGAGAATATCGCCTTTGTGGGCAAGACCCTGAAGGGCAAGTATATCATTGCCATTCTGGAAAATGCCCTTTGCACGTCCGGTTTTGAGCACGAGGGTAAGAACAAGGACGGTGCGGCTGGCAAGTACACCTTTGAGAGCTACGCGGAGTTTGGCGATTCCACCGACAAGGACACACTGCCTTGGCACATTTACTATCCTAAGGCATCTACGACCACCGGTGAATCCAATACTCCTAAGGAAAGCTGATATGGAGCCGGGGGAACCCGGCTCTGAATCTATTTTTACAACGAAAGGATATTTTCGATGGACGAGAAAAAGTATACCCTGCGTGACCTGACGGCAGCGGATGTATTCCCCATGTTCAAAATTGTTTCGAGCATCGGCGTGAAAGAGTTTAAGAACGCCTTTGAAGCCGATGACGTCAAGGCGATGACCGGGACGAAAAATAAGCCGAGCGCGGCATCTATTGGCATCACCGTTGCCGTAAATATCGCGGATGTGGTTTTCTCCAACCTGCCCAGATGCGAGGATGACATCTACAGGTTCCTTTCCGGGCTGTCCGGCATGAGTACGAAGGAAATTGCTGCCCTGCCCATGGACGTGTTCATGGATATGGTGGTCGATACCATCAAGAAAGAGGAATTCAAGAATTTTTTTGGGGCTGCTGCAAGGCTGTTCAAATAGGGGATATCCGCTGCACTGACCTCCTCTTTCAGCGGTATTCTGATCCTATGACCCTGCTGAATATGATGATCCGCACCGGGCGGCTGAGCGAATTTATCAGCGAAGTCGTTACCATGCACAACGAGGAAGTGGAAGAGCAGACACTCTGGGAATGCTGGTTGCACAAGAATTTTGAACAGTCATTTGCGGGTTATCGAGAGACAATAAGGCTAAATTCCGCACAGGAAACCGGCAAAGAAGACCTTGCCGATATTATCAAACAGTCACAGAAAATACTGTCTTTTGAACCTCCTGATATCTTCACGAAAGAAGGTGAAGACCATTGACCGTCTTTGAACTCTTGGGAAAAATATCCCTTGATTCAAGTGAATACGACCGCGGGATTGATGGCGCGTCCCGGAAAACATCAACCTTTGCGAGTGTTCTGAAAACGGCTATTGCCGGTGGAGCCATTGTTGCCGGCATGAAGAAACTGGCTGATGTTGTGACCGATATCGGCAAGGCATCTTATGAAAGCTATAAGTCTTACGAGCAGCTGGCCAGTGGCGCACAGCTGATGTTCGGAAATGCTTATGACTTTGTAGCCCAGAAAGCAAGAAACGCCTACAAGACCGTGCAGATGAGTCAGAACGACTATTTGCAGCAGGTGAATGGATTTGCAACCGGCCTGAAAACCGCCCTTGGTGGCAATGTGCAGGCCGCCGCCGAACTCGCCGACAAAGTTATCACCGCCGAAGCCGACGTTGTGGCGGCAACCGGAAACACCCAAGAAGCCGTACAAAATGCCTTTAACGGCATTATGAAATCCAACTTCACGATGCTGGATAATTTGCAGTTGGGTATTACCCCCACAAAAGAGGGATTCCAGCAGCTGATTGACAAGGTAAACGAGTGGAACGCAGAAAACGGCGAGGCCACTGCCTATACCATTGACAATCTGGCTGACTGCCAAGCCGCCCTTGTGGACTATATCGAAATGCAGGGGCTTTCGAACTATGCTGCGGAAGAAGCGGCAAGGACGATAGAAGGTTCCACAGCCGCGGCAAAAGCTGCTTGGGAGAACCTTGTAACCGGTATGGCCGACAGTAACGCCGATATCGAGGAACTGACGCAGAATTTTGTGGACAGCGTATTCACGGCTGGGAAAAATATTGTTCCCCGTGTAAAGCAAATCGCTACCGGCATCGGAACCGCGACCACCGAAATTATTTCGTATCTGCGAGAGACGAATAGCACGGTAGGGCTGGTTATTACGGTATTTGAGGGCGTGGCAGATGCCGCTATCGTTGCCGGATCTGCAATCGTCGCAAGTATGGCGGGAAAGGCCATCGTAAACATTGCCACTGTATTCACTGCAAACGCAACGGCGCTTGCGTTTTTTACAGCGGAAAGCGGAAAAGCGGCCGTTGCAGAAGCCACACTGAATGGCGTATTTTCCGTCAGTGAAATAGCCGTTGGCGTACTCACCGGCCAGATTTCCCTTGCAACTGCGGCGCAGTATGCATGGAATACGGCGGTAGCGGCTAATCCGCTGGGGCTGCTGGCAGCTGTTGTTTCTGCTGTAGCGATTGCTACAGTAAAAGCAACCAATGCGCAGAAAAAATACGCTCATGAGCTTGCCGGAGAGCCGAAAACCGCAGACGAAGCACGGACCCGTCTGGAAGAATTAAGGGCCGAATACGATGAGCTAAAAAAAGCCCAGTACGAGGCGGCTAATGGAAATCCAAGGGCGTGGATGGGCGACACAAAAGAGATGCGCGCACTTAGTGAGGCGATAAAGGAAGTCGAAGAAGATTTAGCAGAGCTAGAAGCGCAGGAACAGGCCGCCGCCGAGGAAGCGGCAAAACCGGCAAATGTGATAAAGGCCGCTTCTGAGGAATACGCCGCCGCCGCACAGTCCATCTTGGAGGATTACCAGAATACCTATACCAGCATATATGAGGGACTGCACAATGTCGGCTCTGCGTTTACCAGCGTAGTCGAAGCTACGGAGATTACGTGGGCTGACGCTATGGCGAATATCAACGGCAATTCCGCAGTGCTTGAAAAGATGGACGAGAACTTCGACTTCATCTCCCAAGCGGCAGCCGCTTCTGGCGTTAGTATTGAGGGTTTTTCCGGGTTCCTTGCTTCTATGAGTACCGAGGATGCCGCAGGGGTGCTTGCCGCATTACGGGCAGAATTGGAAAAAGTCGGCCCCGATTCCGATTCGGCAAAAGGCCCGCTTGCAGAGCTTGCGGATGCAATTAGCCGATATAACGAAGCAGGTTCCGGCTATTCCGATGGTTTGGCATTGGCAGTAGAAAATGTAAAAACCCGTATGCAGGAAGCCGCTGACGATTACGTGGAGAAGGTTGGCAACCTTGACCAAGAGGCCGCGGCCACGGAAGCGGCAACCAACACCATGAGCGGCCTTGTTGCCGGTATCGATAGTAGCACGCCGGGAGTTCTGGCCAAGCTGGATTCCCTTGCATCACAAATGAAATCGCGGCTGACTAATAGCTTCGCCAACTACACGCTCACGATAAGGGCCGATATCAAAGGAAGCAACATTCCCGGGGCTAAGAGTGGGCTTGATTATGTGCCTTATGACGATTACTTGGTACGTCTCCATAAGGGTGAGACTGTGCTTACCGCAAAGGAAGCCCGCGCGTATAGGGCTGGAAAGGCCGCTGGCGCGTCTGGCGGGACGGATTCCGATGGGGAAAATTTTGCTGGCGGTTTGCGTGGCGTGACAATCATTCAGAATATTCAAGCACCAGTGCAGTCCGAGGTAGAGCTGGCAGCGGCTACAGAGGCGTATTTCACACAAGCGAGGTGGACGATTTGAATAACTTCAACAATTTAAGCAAATTGTTCCGCTACGTGAATGAGAATGGGGATAGCGTTACCTTCGACTTTGCCGGGGGGTATCTTATCAATAAGCCCACGGGCATTGATACGGTAACGGTATCCCTATCTCAAGCGAAGGGCATCAACCAGACGGGCGCGACAATTCAAAGCAAAAACGTTCAGCCCCGGCCTGTAAACATCAACGGGTATCTGGTGGGAGACGGCCAGGCGGCAAATAAAGAAAAGCTGATATCTGTCATCCGCCCCGACCTTGCCGGAAAGCTGTACGCGGATGACTATTATCTGAATGTATGGCCTACGGCAACGCCCAGCATTGAGGCGAAACAATGGGGCGCGCAGTTCCAGTTTTCCCTTTTGGCTGCGTATCCGTATTGGTGCAAGGATGATTCCGCAGCGGTAACGTTGTCTGGCATTCAAAAGCTATTCAAATTCCCGTGGAACATTTCAAGGCCGTATCGTTTCGGCCAGCTGTTTGAAGCAAAATTTATCAATGTGGAGAACCGCGGTCAGGTTCCCGTCCCGTTTACTGCTACTCTTTCGGCAAGCGGTGATGTGGAGAATCCCAAAATCACCAACGCCGCGACGGGAAAATTTTTGCTGATAAATAAAACTATCGTCAGCGGGGAGCGGCTGATTGTAGAGATCACGCACGATCGGACAACTGTAACGTCATCCGTTGACGGAGATTGCCGGGGCGCGTTGAGCCTGAAAAGCACTTTGTTTCAGCTGGAAGTTGGGGATAATGTGTTGAAGCCGGAAGCGACAAGCGGACTTGCGAATTTGCAGGTGGATATTGATTTCGCAACGGAGATCGTGGGGATTTCGCTATGAGCTTTGAAATCTATAAAGAGGATTTTTCCACCCGGTACGAAATCCGGCACGCAATCAGCGTAATCATGAGCATCTATTACAACGATATCGGAAAACTGATATTGGTTGCGCCAGTGAGCGACTACAACATTAACGTGCTGAAAGTTGGAAATTTGCTGTACGACACGGATAGAGACGCAACATTTGTAATAGAAAACACAAAAATCGACACGACCACAAACCGCATAACGGCAAATGGCTACACCGCAAACTGGCTTTTGAATAAGCGCATTATTGCATCAGAGTACCACATGGAGAATATCGAAACCGGCGTGTATAAGCTGGTAAGTGATAATCTCCGGGGGCTTACAAGGATTCAGGTCGCGGAAGCATCCGGGATGGAGGACGCCACGGACAATATCTTCAAGGGCGGGAATTTGCTGGATGAAATCATCCCGTTTCTTGAAGAAAAGGGCATAGGCCACACAATGGATTGGAATCCCGACGACATGACACACACTTTCCGCCTATACAAAGGGCGTGACCTGACGGCTGGTATTCACGCCATTGTTTTTTCGGAGGAACAGGGAAGCGCGAAAGATCTTGTAATCAATGACGACGATTCCACCCTCTGCAATGTGGCCTATGTGCAAGGAAGCCTGAGCGGTACAGATAATACGTTTGTTGAGATCGTCGGCGACGTCGCCGGGGACAATCGCCGGGAAGTGTGGTTCGACACAGCTGTCCGTCAGGAAAACGGGGAAACGGCAGCGGAGTGCAAGGCTCGTGCGCGTGCCTACGGCCAGATGGAGTTGGGAAAGCGAATCCGGCGCAAATCCTTTTCCGTATCCATCGACCCCGAAGACCTTGGTAGGTATTACGCTCTGGGGGATATTGTGTCATGCGTATCCGCCCGATTCGGGGTATCGTTCAGCGCCCGGATCACTGGCATTAAGTACACACTGGACAGCAACAAAGCCCGGACGGAGATCCTATTGGGCGACCCTATTCTTACAGCATTGGGGGCAATGAAATTAAATGGCTAATATCAAAAGTTTCCCGAATAACCAAGATACATACATAGGCGCAGAAGACGTTATGCGCTGGCACCATGGCCGCACATCTGGCGTTTTTGCTGCTGGCAGCAATGCCTCCGTGCAGGCGCTTTCCACGCCGGGAATGGCGGTGGAAGTCTCGGACGGCACCGGATGGATGGCAAATTCCGGAAGGAACGGCATTGTTTGGTGGATTGATAATGAATCCGTTGACGGCGCCAAATTGCACCTTCCCGTTGATGCGGCAGACGGCGTTCTGAATCGGATTGATCGCGTAATCGTGGAGTGGAAAACCACAAACTACGTGGACTATCCGGAAGTGAAAATCTTGAAAGGCGAAAAATCTGGGAAGGCAGCAGCCCCGGCGCTGACAAACAACAGCACAATCCGGCAGATCAGCCTTGCACGGATTTCCGTTGCAGCCGGTACAACCGCAATTACCGCTTCCATGATTACGGATGAACGGCTTGACGCTTCGGTGTGCGGGCTGGTGACGGAAAAGGTGGGCATTGATACCAGCACAATGCAAAGTCAGTTTTCCACACTTTTGCAGGAAACGCAGGCACAAGTAAAAGATGTGCTTGATGATACCACGGCACAAGCCACATCGGTTCTGGATTCCATCAACCGGGAGCTGGCAGACCTGGAAGCCGGTACGGCGGTGGAGCTGAAAAAGCTCCTGTTCACGAACATCAGCGTGCCGGTATCCGCGTTTGTGGCTGATTCTACATATCAGGATTATCCATTCCGCGCGGCGATCGCACTGACGGGAGTTCTGAACTCCATGATTCCAGAGGTGGTTCTTAGCGTGGCAGACGCAATTGACGGCAATTTTGCCCCTGTTGCGGCTACCTACAACGGCGGTGTGTATCTGTATGCCGCAAGCGCCCCGGAATCGGCAATTACAATTCCCACTATTATTTGCTGGAAAGGCGGTGTAAGCGCATGATTGGCAGAGTAAATACCGGGGGCGGTGGTTCCGGCGGCACCCTGACCGTCACAGCCCCGGCGAACGTCACTGTGACTGTTTCCAAAGACGGCAAGACGAAGACCAAAAACTCCGGCACCAGTGGTGTGGTGGTCTTTAAGGGACTTGCAAGTGGGACGTGGACACTTACGATTACGGATGGGTCACAAACCTCATCTAAGCCTGTTGTCGTCACTGCCGATTATTCAACCGTGATTGCATTTTTCACAGCCACCATCAACATCACCTACCCTGCCGGTTCGACCTGCACTTGCTCTGACGGCACAACGACTCTATCCGCCCCTGATACCAGTGGTACATGGGCTTGCATCGTACCGAATGCCGGAACTTGGACTGCAGCCGCTACAGATGGGGTAGAAAACACAAGTGAATCTGTATCTATAACTACAGATGGTCAAATCGTGGCTATTGAGCTTAGCTATTTGCTCTGGCTGTATAAAAGCGGAAATACCTATAATGCAGTAACCGGAGGCTGGTCAGTAGCCGAGCATGGCTCAGCTGGTGGAAGTTTTGACAGTGTGCTTACTCTAAACGACGATAGCATGCTATTATCTACAGAAGTATGGGGTGGCAGCGTAGCATACGCAAATGCATTCACGAATAACTCGATTGATTTGACAGGAGTAAATACTCTGAAATTCAAAATAACGGGTATTGGTAATACTGCATACTCGGACAAAGAGGGCAATACACATAAGTTCCGATTCAGTCTTGTTGTGGCAAATGAACGGCCTACCAAGCAAAACCCAACATTTGCCGCAGATATGAAGATCCTGGCAACCGGCGAGTATTCTGTTGACGTTTCAGCTGTAACCACGGGATACGTTGGTATATGGATAACCACTGGAGGATACATCAAAACGACGCTGACAATATCTGAGATATGGGGTGAAGAATGATGATTTACATTGATTCTGACTTTAAGTGCTACGTCACCTCTGGCGAAGGCCTTACACCTATTGAAACAGATGTCTTCGATGGTAAGTGCAGTGTTTATATTCAGGGCTATCGCTTCATTCCTGCGGGACAGACATGGACACGTGCTGATGGCGTAGTGTTTACCGGTGAAATGATAGCTCCGTGGAAGCCCTGGACAGAGCTTGATGCCGCTCAGCGGGAGTATGAGCGGGAGCAATACCAGACGGTTGTTGCTCAGAATACCGAATATGAATCTGCGCTGACTGAAATTGAAACTGCTCTGGGGGTGAATAACGCATGATGACCATCGAAGAGCGTAAAAACGCTATCCTTGAAAAAATCAGGGAGATAAAAGCCAGCGGTGGTGAGGAACAGCTGAAAGAGCTGGATGAAGCTTATAAGAAAGGGGTTGACAGTCTGTGACGCAAGAGGAAAGAAAAAGCATCATGTATGCCCAGGGGCGGGCGAACGCGCTTGCCTTGCAGGAGAAAGCCCCTGACATGACAGGCACCGAACTGAACGCGGCGGATAGCGACATTCCCAGTTTTAAGGCCGCTGTCGCAAACAAAAACATGCTGGAACGCAAGGCCGGGTTTGTGTGTCAATCGTCTGCTGGCCGTGTGGTGCGGCTGGTGCAGCCCTATGACAGCACTATCTACACCCAGGAGCCAGAGGAGCTTCCTGCACAGTGGGGGTTTGCTTGGAGCACAGACCCAGCGAAAGCGTTGCCATTCGTCGCTATGTCTACTAGCCCCTATAATAAGGGCGACTGCTGCACGGAGGGGGGCAAGGTGTATCGCTCCAAGTTGGCCAATAATGTATGGTCTCCTTCCGCATACCCCAAGGGCTGGGAAGAGGTGAACGTATGACGGTAAAGCAAATCCAATGCCTTCTGACCTATCTGGGCTATTCTCCCGGCGCAATTGACGGAGCTGACGGTAAGAACACGCAAGCGGCTATCCGGGCGTTTCAGGCTGACTACGGGCTTGCCGTGGACGGGATACCGGGTGCGGCTACCCAGAAAATGCTGATTGGTGCTATCGCCGGGACGGCGGTAAAGGTGGAGAAGCCGGAAAGCAGCGACGCGCCGAAAACCGGGACGTTCTGGGACGATATCAAGTATTTCACCCGGAAGGAATTTCGATGCCCCTGCGGCCGCTGCGGTGGGTTCCCGGTGGAGCCGCAAGAATCCATGGTGCGTGCTGTAGATGAAATCCGGCACCGGCTGGGCATCCCGATTTCCATTGTGGACGGCGGTGGTTCCGGCGTCCGGTGTGCGGCTCACAATGCCGAGGTTGGCGGCGTGGCTAACTCTCAGCATCTGTTTGGGCTTGCCGCTGATCTGCACAGTGCTGTAAGTCCGGCGCAGATGAAAGCCGTGGCGGAGGATGTCATGGGGCGCACTGGCGGCATTGGGCTGTACAGCTGGGGCATTCATGTGGACACCCGTCCCGGCTATGCCCGGTGGAATGGATAAGAAAGAAGAAACGAGATGCACGAATTGGTAAAAACTGCCGTTACGATTCTAATCACGCTGATCGGGTCGGCGGGCTTCTGGAGCTATCTGGATGCCCGCCGGACAAAGAAAAGCGCAAGCACTCGCCTGCTGGTGGGAATCGCGCATGATAGGATCGTATTTCTCGGAATGAAGTACGTGGAGCGCGGGTATATCACCAGTGATGAGTACGAGAACCTGAACGATTATCTTTATGCGCCATATGCAGAAGCCGGAGGCAACGGCTCTGCGAAACGTGTAATGGAGGAAGTGCGGAAACTTCCGCTGCATAATTAAAGGAGGAAAACAAAATGATTAACTGGATTGTACGTGTCAAAAACAAAAACTTCTGGCTGGCCGCGATTCCCGCGCTGCTTCTGCTGGTGCAAACAGTAGCCGCCCTGTTCGGCTTTACGCTGGACTTGGGCGAGATTGGCGACAAGCTGCTGGCCGTGGTGAACGCCGTGTTTGCCCTGCTGGTGATTCTGGGTGTGGTCAATGATCCTACCACCGCCGGTATCGCTGACAGCAAACAGGCAAGAACTTACAGTTCCCCCAAGGAGGACTGATTCCATAAATGGATAAATCCCGGATAAACCGGGTGGTTGTGAAAGAATTTGACAGGCTGGCGTATCTAACGCCACTGGAAATGGATGTCCTAACCACCCGTGCCGCCGGGAAAAGCCAGATATGGCAATCACAAAATCTCCATGTGTCCCAAGCCACGATAACCAGGGTTGTCCGAAGATTGCAGCAGAAATATGATGCAGTCAAGGGGTACAGTGCCACACTCCCGGATGACCTAGTTATTTGACCACAAATTGACGATTTTCTGACGAAAACCAGGCGAAACGATGATGATTCGTTCGCCTGGTTTTTTGTTATTATAATGACAGAAGGTGGCCACCTCCTAATATTTTGAAGGAGGACTTCTAAACTATGGAAGTAGAAAAGGATTATGCAAGCAAAGGCGTAGCCGGTGCCGGTCTTGGCACGGGTATTGCCGGTCTGGCGCTGGGCGTGATGAATGCTGCGGGCGGTCTGGGCGCTCTGGCTCTCGGCAACCGCAATTCTGTTCCCACCGCTCCAGTTATGCCCGCCATGCCCTATGGCTATGGCTGGGGCGGGTGCAGCGAGAACATGCCCGTGAGCCGGTATGAACTGGATCGTGAGCAGCAGCTCGCCGCCAAGGATTCCGAAATCGCGCTGTTGAAGGCAAACGCCTACAACGACCAGAAATCCATTGAGCTGTACGCTTACATTGACGGACAGCTCAAGGACATTCGCAAGACCCTGTGCGATCAGGCCGTACACAATCAGCGCACTGAGGACAGCTTCGCGCTGGTTCGTCAGGACGTGGAATGCGTTCGGGCTGAGCTGTCCAAGGACATCAAGATCGAGGCAGAGCGGCGTTGCTGCGCTGACAATTCCATCGTGACTTACGCCAACGCGACCTTCTATCCGAAGCAGGTTGCCGACGTGACCACCGGAACCGGCACCACGGCACAGACGCTGTACAACCCCCTGCCCAAGTGCGGCGGGGGCTGCAACGGTTGATTCCCGACAATTGGGGCGGCAGCCGCCGCCCCATACTTTCAAGGAGGTAATTTATGATTCCTATGGAAAACGTGCAGGCAGGGCTTGCAAGATTCATTGACAGAAGCATTGCTCCAAGTCTTTCCGGCTGGGACAGAGTTCTGGTGGCCGGGGCTGGGGGGCTGCTTACCGCAAATTTCCCGAAGATTATTGCCCAGTACGCAGATCATCCCATGGTAAAGGCGCTGGGCGTTTACGATATGGAGCATGGCACGGTGGATGTTGACGCCCTGTATAACGCCGCAAAGCCATACATGGGGGCAGAGGCGCTTCCCGTGAAAATCCCCGGAATCGGGCTTACGCTCAAGCTGGGAAAGCAAGATATTGATACGCTGTATGCGTACATTCAGGAGGGCATCAGATGAAAGAAATCAAACTGCTGATGGAGCACATTGAGGATGAGCTGGAGGACGCGCACACCTACGCAGAGCTGGCCGTGGAATACAAGCACGACGACCCGGAACTGGCAGACCTGTTTTACAGGCTGAGCGGGGAGGAAATGAACCACATGAACGCCCTGCACAAGGCCGTTGTTTCCCACATTGAGGAATACCGCAAGCAGAAGGGCGAACCGCCTGCGGCCATGATGGCCGTCTATGAGTACCTGCACAAGCGAGATATTGAGCGGGCGGAGAACGTCGGAGTGGTGCAGGGTATGTATAAAAAATAAAGAAACACGCCCTGCCAATCAAGGCAGGGCGTGTCTTCTGGTTTGGATGAAAACCATTCCCACAACGGTAATTGTGTTCGGATTTGCGTCCAATGGAGCAGGATACGGGAGTCGAACCCGCCTTCACAGCTTGGGAAGCTGTTGTACTACCGATGTACGAATCCTGCGTACAGGTGCATTATAGCAGAGCCGCCGGAAAAAAGCAACCTTTTTTTGTCGGAAAAGGGAATCCCGGTTGAGGAAATCCGCCGGGTGTGCTATATTTAAGGTAACGACCCGGCGGGACAGAGCCGTGATTTGTAAGGAGAAGCGCTTATGGCAGAATATGAGCTGGTTTACGAGATCAAGAACCTTTGCCGCAACAACCAGATGCGGGACGTCTTCTTTGAAGAGGTGGAATGCGATGACCCGGAGGCCTATCTCCGCGGCCGCCTGAAGGGGAAAACCGTGGAATTTTCCACGGAAAAAGGCGCGGGCGGCAGTGTGACCATCCATGCGGTGGTGGACGGGCTGATCCAGAAGTACGTGTTCACGCCGGTGTAACAAAAATATCCACTTGCAGCCGTCGGATAAATGAGAGTTGGGCAAGTTTTCTGAAAAAATTCGCAAATTATGGGTTGAATTTAGATGGCATATGTGATACGATAAGTTAGTACCGATATGGGCGAAGTGCGCCCGTAGGGCAAAGTCACCATCCGCAGTCAAAAACGGCTCCCGAGCCATGAGTGCGCGTGGTGACGCGGCCTGTATGGACGAAATTCCGACCTGTCGGCCGCTCCTTTTCCGCTTTCGCCGGAAGGGAGGAGACGCGGGAGGGGCTGCGCTCCGAACCAGCGTTACGCAAAATCACTTTTAAGGAGAACCAGACTATGGCACCTCATACCATTGCCGTTGCCGGAAAGGGTGGTGTGGGCAAAACCACTACCTGCGGCATGATTATCGACTACCTGTGCGCAAAGAAGCGCGGCCCCGTCCTTGTGGTGGATGCCGACGCCAATTCCAACCTGAACGAAGTTCTGGGCGTGGAGGTGGAGACCTCTCTCGGCCAGATCCGGGAGGAAATGGCACAGGCAGAGCTGAAAGGCACCATTCCCAAGGGCATGACCAAGGCGGACTACGCGGAAATGAAGTTCGGCGACGCCCTGATCGAGGACGACGATTTCGACATGCTGGTCATGGGACGCACCCAGGGCAAGGGCTGCTACTGCTATGTCAACGGCGT